TGTACTGCGAGTCAGGCGTGCCGGTGCCGGTGACCAAGTCCTTGAACTTGAACAGCGGCGAGTCCGGGTTCTCCGACTGCGCCACGAGGCCGTAGAGCTGCCGGGTGCCTTGGGCCGCGCCATCGATGTAGTTGAGCGGGTTGACGGCAGCCCCGGTGGCGCCCTCGGCCAAGGCACTCCCAATCATGCCTGCCGCGGCATCGATCGACTGCGCGATGGTGTTGATCCAGTCGGTCTGCTTGGTCTTGTTGTACTCCTTGAACAGGTCGAACTGCTCGCGGGTAGGGATGAAGTCAGGATCCTGCAGCGCCTGCGCCACGTCCGCGCCGGTAGGCGGGAACTGGTCGGCAAGGATGCGTTGCGCTTCTTCAGGGTTGACCGAGTCAGGGAACTCGACCACCTGAGCACCGACCTGCACCTGATATGGCATAGGCTATTCGAACTTCTTGGTCAGCGGATTGTAGCGAAGAACACCACCGGCACGGCCTCCAGCAGCGGGTTGCTGTTGCGTAGGCTTCAGCACCTCAAGTCCAATGGACTTGGCCTTCGACTCGATACCGCTTCCGGCACGCTCCAACAATGACTTCAGCGACTTCACGTTGGAAGATTGCAGCGAGAAGATATCGGTCGGATTGCGCACGATGTTCTCCAGCAGCTTGCGGTCGCTGTCGGTGACCGTGCCCGGGCCGATGATGTCCAGCCGCAAGGCACCCTGAGCAGCACGCGACAGTTGCTCTGCCTCGGCTTTGATCTCGGGCGTCTGCTGCATGGCCTTACCCATCTGGGCGATCTCCAGCAGGCGCTGGATGTTGCGCCGGCTTGAAAGCACGTTGGAATACTGATCCCGGAAGTCCGCAGCCTCCTTCTCAGTAGGGGCAGTGCCGCGGAACTCTGGGAAATCAATGGTGACGCCGCGCAGCTTGAGCATATCGCCGATGTCGGCTTTCGGGGCCGGAACGAACTGCTCCTTGTCTCCGAAGCGAACGACGGCGCCCATCGTGCCAACGGGTTCGACGGTGGTAGGACGCATCGTTCCGGTAGCCTCAAGCGCCTTGGTAATCGCATCGACATTGACAGGAACATTCAGCTTTCTGAACACGTCGACGGCTTGCTTGAAGCGATCTTGATATCCAACGGGTTGCTCGACCTGCGTCGGAACCATCTCGGTGTAGGTCTCCTCGACTCCTGCAACAGCTCCTCCAGGAGGCACTTCAATCGTCGGCTCCTTGAGACCGAGATTGCTGACCGGCTTTTCCACCGGAGTGTATTGCGTGATGGTCTGCGTCGTCGGAATGGACAGCACCTGCCCCAAAGCCTGCCCAAGGTTCTGCTCAAGCTGCGCCCGGCGCTGGGCTTCGGAGAGCTGGAACTGACCGAGCGCCAACTGCTGACGAGTCGCCTCATCGGTAAGCTCCCGAGCACGCTGCTTGTCGGCACGGTCGAGATAGAACTCGGCGTTCAGCAGCGTGGCCTTCTTCTGCGGGATGGACATCGACGAGAACTTCTCAATGTCGCCGAGCAGCTTCGACTCGGGCGTGTTCTTGTCCATGATGTTGCCGCTCTGGGCAACGGTCTGGAGATACGGAGCCAGCGACTCAAGGCGTGACGTCAGGAACTCATTCTCGGCCTTGTTCTGGCCATAGCGCTGCAGCGACTCGCCAATGGCGTTGCCGATAGCCTGCACGCCTTGGCCGATGTTGCGGCCGGCCTGTGCGTAGGCCTCGATGTAGCCCGAAGGCACGGCAGAGGGTCCGCCGCCTTGATATCCCGCAGAATAGCCGTAAGTCGCCATAGATTAGCCCCCAAAGAGTTTGCCGAAACCGCCAGCAGAGCCGGCACCGCTGAACAATCCACCACCGATGCTTCCAAGAGCACCGAGGCCGCCACCGATCAGGCCGGACGTGGCAGAAGCACCGGCAGCACGGGCAGCACCAATGGCCTGCTGGTTGCCTGCGTAGATGTTCGCAGCATAGGCGCTCTCCGGGTTGAAGAGCTGGCCCGGGTTGAAGCCCTGGGCCTGACCAAGGAAGCCCTGAGATCCGGCAAAGGCTTGCGAAGGCCGTCCGAGCACCTGTTGGAACACGTCGCCATAGACGCCCTGGCCTGCCTGCAATGCGCCCATGGCCTGCTGCTGGCGCTGCTGCTGCAGGCCGGCAGACACAAGCTGCGAGCGCAGGGCCTCTTGGAACTGCGCATTGGGTCCACCAGCCATGCCCCGTGCAGCCAAGCCGGCACGGGCCTGCTGCTCGGCCATGCGCTGCTGGTCAGGCGTGAGACGGCCGCCAGCCAACAGGCCTGAGGTGGCGTTTCTCGCCAAGATGTCGGCGATCTGCGCCTGTTCCGGCGCGGCACCACGAATGGCCTCGCGGGCTTGCGGCCCAAGACGGGCAATGTCGGCAATGTCGCCAGCACGGGAGCGGCTACGGGCAGCCGCCTCGACCTCGCCCATGGTCGGCGCGATCTGCTCCTTGTAGAGCTGCAGAAGCTCAGGGGTGGCTTGCCGCAACAGGTCGATCTGTAGCGCCTGATACTTGGGCGCGAACTGGGCCTCAGCAGCGTACTTCTGCGGCGCCAGCTCAAGCTGGGTGCGAAGCGTGTCCGCGGTCTCTTGAGCGTAGTTGCGTGCTGGAGGAGCTTCGACTGTCATAGATGCTTGGATGCCACCTTGAAGATCGGCATTGAGCCTTTCTTGTAGGTGGTCAGTTTACCGTTTCGATAACCGATGGCCGGCAGAATCGCCGACTCAGGCCGGTCGTGGAAGAACTTAGCCGCAACCGCCATGGCAAACACCGCACAATCCGCGGCGAATTGATGCCAATACCAGTGGTCGCCATTGGGATCGGTTGCCTGCCACTCCCATGCCTTGGGCTCTGCACCCATCTGGCGCCAGCCTACAAGCACGGCAACCACCCTGTCATCCTGGGTGGCGATCTTGAGCGTGCCCTGTTCCGCATGGAACAGCACATAGTCCTCGACGGCCTCGCGGGTCCAGCCCTTGAAGCTGTCCGGGAGCTTGCGCAGCAGGTAGTCTGTGATGGCGGCGATCATGCGTCAGTCTTGAGGCTGCACCTTTGTCTGGAAGACATACACCTCGCACTGCTGGCCAGCGCCGGTGATGGTGTCGAACGCACGGGCGACGATGTAGATGAATGTGTAGGAACTTGCCTGCGGGAAAACTGATTGAACCGTGAACGGTGCTGTATATGTAGGGAAGTCTGAGGTGTTTTGGATTTCTCGGATATACCCGAGCACCGGGGTCAAAATGAACTTGATGGTTGTCGTCGCAGGAACCGGCCTGCCGTAGAGATCAGAGATCGTGATCAGCGAAACAGCAGGGTTGATGATCGTGTTGAGACTCTCTGGATCGACCGTCGAGCTGTTGGAATAGATGATCGGAAACGTGGTCCCCACAGGAACCGGCGCTCCTTCATTGAACCAGGCAGCGTGCATCAGGCGTTGAAGTTGGCGATTTGCTTGCCGTAGACATTCGAACCGATGCAGGTGAACACGAACAGGTCGGCCTTGTTGGCGCCGGTCGTCAGTGTCGGGGTGGTGCCAGCCTGCCACTGCATGGTCTTGCCGCCCGAAGCCGAGAAGGTCGCAGTCAGCGTGCCTCCGGCAGTCTGCTTGACCTTCACCAGCACAGTCTTGCCTTCGTCGTTGGCGCCGAAGGTCAGCGTCACGGCCACGTTGCCGGTAGGCGTCAGATCCCAAGTTAGGCTCGTACCAGCGTTGACGGTCGGCGTGGTCGAGCTGCTGGCCTGCGGTGCCGTCGAGAGCTTGGCCGAGGTGACCGAGTTGTCCTTCAGGCGGATCGTGGTGCCGCTGGTCTCAATCGTGGTCTCGTCAGGAACCAACGAAAGCAAGGTCTTGGTCTGAGCCACCGTCAGGTCGACCGGAGCCGCGCTGCTGCCGGTGTTGTTGCCCTTGATGCTGTTGGCAGCCATCGTCGCCAGCTTGGCGTTGGTCACGGAAGCATCGGCCAGCTTGCCGGTGGTCACCGCCAAGTTCTGGATGGCCGCGGTGTCGACCGTGTTGGCGCCGATGGTCAACGTGCCGCCATCGACCGTGCCGGTGATGTCCACCGTCGGGGTGCCGAGCAGGTTGAGCGTGGCCGCCGACAGCGTGGTCGAGGGCGTGATCGTGGTGCCGGGGGTGACAGTTACAAAGAGAGGCATAGGTCAGACATCGTTCTTGCCGTACAAGCGGTATGGAACACCGATTGCCTTGGCAGAGTAAATCTCAAGGGATCCCTGCGTGGTGGTTATCTGAGGCTGCATGGCCGTGCTGTGCTTCTTCAGGCGCCCCTTGTGCGTGTAGAACTGGTGCAGACCAGCCTTCCAGCCGTTGGTGCGGCAGCTAAGGACAGGCAGCGTCGAGTAATCCTCGCGGTACGGGTTCAAGAAGCTGTCCCCGAAGTTGTTGGGGTTGTAGCTGCCGGAACCGTAGGTGTAGTATTGCGTGCGGTCCTTGGTCTGGTTGGTGGCCACCGTGTAGGACTCGTTCACGCCGTCCAACAGCACCTCGATGGAGTACGAGGTGTTCCAGTTCCCGAGCTCAAACTGCACGTCGGTCCACTGCTTGTTGTCGACGTCGTTCTCTCCGGTGTAGCCGCGGAACTTCACGTCGGTCTCGATCTGGTACAGCACGCCGGTGCGGTCGACATCATACAGCAGCAGGGCGTCGAACTGATGGATCAAGCCGCTCTCATCCGCCCAGCACAGCGTGTCGGTTCCGGCAACCACCACGCGGCAGAAGTATTTCGGCACCAGCAGGTCACCTTCCCAGTAGCCCTCCCAAGCTGTGTTCAGGAAGTTGTACACCAGCGTGCGGGTGTTGGTGCCGTCACCACCCTCGACAGGCACGCTGAGGATGTAGCGGTTGCTGAAGTAGGTCGCCGCAGCCTTGTCCCAATTGGCCTGATCGATCTCGTTGACGATGTTCTGGATCTGGTCGGACAACGGGATGACCACCGACTGGCTGATGCCGAACTCGGTCTGCTTCAGGCTGATCACGCCGCGCTGCGACAGGAAGATCACGTCGGAGCCGGTGCCAGCGATGGACGCCTGCGACACGCAGCCAAACTCCCGGGTGATCTCAGTCAGCCGGGTGGTCGACAGGTCGCCGTAGAGGTTCTCGACGGCCAACACCGAGCGCTCCTTGAACACCAGCAGCGTCGTGCTGTTGAACGGATAGAGAGCGACCACCTTGTCGTTGGAGCCGGTGTTGAGCTTGAACTCGTTCAACACCGGGCTGTAGTGCAGCGGGTCGAGCACGTCGGAGACGGCGAGGTAGTCGTTGCCATACAGCAGCAGCAGGCGGTTCTGGAAGTAGAGGCCCTCCCGGGCCGGAGGCACCGATGCACCCGATGCATTCGACCGCTTGATCGTACCGGAGACAGCGGTGCTTGAGATGTCGACCAGCGTGGAAGGCATCGTGACCGTGCCTTCGAACGAGGCCGAGTAGCCTGTTCCACCATTGTTGATGGTGACCGAAGTTACCTTGCCGTCGGTGATCGACAGCGTGATTGAGGCCGTGGTGCCACCTCCCGGCGTGTCTACGTTGACGGTTGGTGCCGTCAGATAGCCTTCGCCCTGATCAAGGATGGTGTAGCTCGTGATGACGCCAGCAGTCGACGTGAACTGGATCCGCGCACGGGTCGCAATGTTCAGCGAGTCGGTCTCCTCGGTGGTGCCGGAGAACAGCTTCAGCGTGTTGGGATCGACCGGGTAGGTGTAGTAGATCTTGTTGGAGATTCCAGCACCGCCGCCGCTTGTGTTCGACAGCGTGACTTGGTCTCCCGGCACGAAGTTGTGGTTGTAGACCGTGATCGTGTCCGCGGTGTTGTCCGAACCAACAATCGACAGCACCGACGGGATGCGATTGAAACCGGCATCAAGGGCCGACGGGTAGGTCGCATTGCCCTGCATCATAATGGGCATCCCGTCGTTCAGATTGTTGGCGATGTCCTGCGCGATATCGTAGCCGGTCGTATTGCTCGCCAGCTCGACGTAATAGCGCCCGTTGGGGTCCGGGTTCAACGGCAGCGGATTGGTCGCAGCACGCGCATCGGCCAGCGTGAGGTGCAACGAAATCTCGGTGTTGACCACGTTGATGTAGAGCTGGAATCCCTGGCCGGAAGTCGGGGCACCAGACCAGATCGGGGTCGCAGTGCCGATCTGCGTCACCGTCACGATGTCGCCGGTCGACAGGTCGGGCACCACGTTCAGGTTGATCTTGAAGCTGTCCTCGGTGCTTAGGACGTTGGAGTTCTCGGTCAGGATCTCGCCACCATCCTCCTGCAGAACAGAGTCGGCCACCGATGAGCCACCGCTGAAATAGTATCGGGCATTCCCCGGGCGCAGCATGACCACGCCGTTGGTGGCCTGAATCAGGCGCACCGGAGCGTAGATGTCGTGTCCGTTCATCGGCACCTCGGCAGGCGATTGATTGGGTCGCACCAACCAGACCTTGCCCTGGCCGCCATCGGAGGTGCGCTCCTCATTGACCGCAACCAAGAGTGCGTTGGCGCCGGTGTCGGGATCGCGGTACGGCAGCACACCAAGGATCTCGGTGAACGGCGCCGTCGATGCATAGAACCGCACCGTCTTGTTGGCCGGAGTCGGTGTGAACGAGAACGATTGCGTCGAAAAGGTCGCGTTGGTGTTGTCGTCCAGCGTGCAGATCGTGCCGGTAGGGAAGATCAGCGTACCAGCAACAGGGTCGCAGGTGATCTGCGAGTTGGCCGGAATCTGTGAACCCGAGACAGGCGTGGCCGTGGATGAGCCGCTCGCCAGATTGATGACACGGTCGCCAGTTGTCCACCGGCCGCCCCACTTCGGCTGGACGATGCCCCAGCGGTTCTTGATAACGTTGTCTTCGAACCGGCGGTTGACCGCCTCCGACACATAGGACTCAGGCAGCAGCGCAGGCTCGATGCGTGAAAACACGCCGCGGAACCCGTCGTCGATTGCGATGGTCTGTGGGAAGTCGGGCATGGTCAGCGTCCGGGTACGATGATCTGCCGCACATATTTCTCCTGCAACGCAACCTTGTCGATCTCCTTGGTCAGCTCAACCTCGCTTAACTCCAAGAACTGGTTGCCGAGGTCGATCTTGCCGTCAACACGCAACATCTGGCCGGCAGCCTTCAGCGCACAGATCTCGCAGAAGCGGTACGGGAATGCGTAGGCGCTGGCCTCCGCGGCGTTGGCCAGCAGCGGCGGGGTCTTGCGGAACTCCAACCAGACATACGGCAGGTCGTTCTCCACAAGGATGCCGTCATCGGTGAAGGTGTATGTGACCTCCTGCTGGCGCCAGGTCACCCGAGGGTCAGCAGGCCACACAGAGAACGTCTCGCCGATGGTGACGGCCCGGGTCGTGCCATCGGGGTTGGTCGTCTGCGAGATGTTGCGCAGGAACTTGTTCAGGATGCCCCAGTAGGCCGTGTTGGTCGGGACAGTGCCGGCTGGAGCAATGGCGTAGAGCTGGTAGTACTCCTGCGTCACAGGGTACAACACGATCTGACCGATGGTGTAGGACGTGGCACTGTCCCAGTCGCCGTCGCTGTTGCCGTATGATGGCTGGGCCTCGCCCCAGTAGATCGAGTTGAGCGTGCCGTTGGGGCCGCCAGTGGTCGGGCTCTGGCCGGCACCGGGCGTGATGTTGACCCACTGGTAGTACTTCTCCTCGACCGGAAAGTAGACCACGTCACCGGCGCTGTAGGTGTCCTGGTAGGAATAGGTCGGGGCAAAGAACTCCTGCTGATACACCGTCTGCTCGGGCCAGTCGAAGCACTCCCAGGCGCTCCGTAATGACATCGAGATGAACGTGCGGAAGAAATTGGACTCCTCGGTGGTCAGCGTAGAGAAAACGCGCCCAGTGAGCTCACAGGCGCGTTGCAGGACGTAGTCGTAGGTTACGGTTCTCATGTTTGGCTACCAGGATTTGCACGCCCAGTACTTCGCCGACAGTTTGCTTCCGGGATTATCACATCCATGACGCGCCCGGAAGGACGCACGCCGCTCCGGGATGTGCTTCTTGATGGTCATGTCGGGATCGCCGAAGCGAACCAAGGCAACCTTGTCGCCTTCCTTGGCGAGCACAGCGAACTTCTTCGACTCGCCGGGAGTACGCTTGGGCTTGTTGTAGCCCGAGAACTTGTTGCCCTTGTAGTTGATCATTTTGCCTTGGGGAGAGCGTACCACCCGGCAGGAATCTCGACCTTCGATGGGCCGGACAGCTTCCCATCGCGGTCGAAGGCATAGACGCTGGCCTTGACCGGCTTGGCGATCAGCACGGGGTCACCGTGCGGGACCATCACCACCTTGGTCTGGCAGCCCAGGCAGATCGGCAATACGAGCGGCAAGATCATCCTTGAGAGGCTTGGGTGCATTGCCGTGGTGGATATCCGGTGGCGGTGTTTCTCGGAAGAAGTCCAGAAAGGCCCGGACGATCTGGTAGATCCAGTTCACGCAGCCGGAGCAGCGGGAGGAGGGGTGTTCTTGTTCTTCTTGATCGACCAGACGATGCCCAACACGGTGATCAGAGCACCGGCAAGCTCGTTGACCTGATCAGCACTGACCAAGCCCTTGGCGACGAGGAAGCCACCGGCGGCGCTGAGGCCGTGGCGGATGAGAGAGGAAACGTTGGGGTTCATTTCTTTTTGATGGCTTTGTAGAGGGCCGTGATGGCGGCGATCAGAGCGGCGAGCGCGGTCAGGAACCGCGTCCACTCGGTGAGCTCCGGGATATATGAGGCGACCATTGCCACGGTCGCTGTTCCCAGCAACCCAACGATACCTCCGAATCCACCGCCATGACTGGTCGCGTCCATTGTTTTACTCGGGCTTTGGTTGTGCAGCGTTGATGATGAGATCGACGAGCGGGAGGGCGGCACGGGCGTTGGCCACGCCACCGGCCTTCACAGCTACGTCGATGAGCTGGAGCAGTTGGTTGGCCTGCTCCTGAGTGAGTTCGATCTTGATCATGCGGCGGGAGCATCAGCGACCACGGGCGCGTCCGCAACGATTTCCGGCGTCACCTGCGGCAGCATCGGAGGGACGATCATCACAGGAGGAGCCCACGGCAGCGGCGGAGCGATGACCGGAGGGTTGATCTGGTTCTCGATTTGCGCGGTGACGTTGGCTTCGATGGCGGTCTTGTCCACGCCATTGGCGAAGCACCAGCCGAGAACCTGATCCTGCGTGAGGTCAGGATACGGCGTGAACGATCCGGTCGGCGGAGCGAACGACGCGCTTCCGTAGCAGGTGCCGCTGTACTGATCCTGCGAGCCGTTGCACCTCCAGTCGGCGGTGATGACGACATCGGTTTTGTCGCCTTCGGTCGGCTTAACCAACAGGCGTTCGATGATCCAAGAGATGTTCATGGTGGTATGGATTAGGCTTCGAGTGCTTCAACACGGGCGGTGAGTTCCTTGATGGCGGCAACCAAGATGGGAACGACCTTCGACAGATCGACTCCCTGAGCTTTGATTGAGCCGTCTTCGTTCACGGCATCTTTTTCTCCGGTAACAGCAGAAGGAACAACCTCGGCCAATTCGTGGGCCAAGAAGCCTTCGCCAGAGGAGCCGTCAGACTTCCATTTGTAAATCGACGGCTTGAGCGCATTAACACGAGCGAGTCCGCCGGAAAGTGGCTGAACAGTTTCCTTTAGTCGATAGTCCGAACTCGTAACATAAGCCGTTGAAGTTGTGGTTGTAGTAATTGAACCAACAGCGGTTCCGGCTCTCTGGAACTCATAAATGTACTCAGTTCCAGATCCGCCTGTGTGATTCATAATGGCATACCCTCCGGTAGCCATTACTCCATAAAATCTTCCTGTTGAAAGGATTTTGAATCCTTGAGTTGTATTTGAAGTACTCGTCGTCCCCACCAACAGATTCCCGCTCGCGTCGAGCGTCATCGCTTGGGTCCAAGTGATGGCGTTGCCAGCGGTGCCGCTGGGGGCAGTGTAGAAAATGTGCGCTCCGGTCGTCTGTGAGTAATATGAAGCGGCAGTATTAAAGATGTATGTGCTTCCTGAATTTCCAACGATGGCGTTAGACGAAACCGAAGTGTTGTTGGAACCGTTATTCCAGATGGCTCCAGTGCCACCAAATTGGATGACTTTTGCACCAGTGAACCAAGACGCGCTCGGCGTAACCCCCACGCCGACGTTGCCGGCGGTGTCGATGGTGGCTCGGATAGCCGAATTGGCTACGAGATAAAACGGATTGTTCGTGAAGGTTCCAATGAATCCTGAATAAGCCGCGCTTCCGGTAATTGATGAACCAGCGGATGACCCTTCGATACCGGCAATCAAATCTCCGCTGGTGTTGTTCAGATAAATCTGAGAACGGCCAGTAGTGATGCCAGTGGTTCGCAAAGCGTATTGGAAACCAGTCGCATTGGTTGAACCAATGGTAATACGAGAATTGGTTGCAGGAGCATCCCCCACGCCCAGCCCCGTGGAGTTGAGGGTCATTCGGGTGCCGCCAGCGCCGTCTCCGAAGGTAAAAATGCCGTTGCCAGTGACACTCAAAACCGTGTTACCAGCAGAAGCGCCAGAGGACAGCCAAAGAGGATAATCAGACGCAGTTGCACCACCAGTGTGCGCCCTAAGCGCATAAGCATTACCAGAAGCAGGTCGAGCAATAATCGCTGCGGCCCAATCATTTGAAACAGACCGCCAAGCAAATCCATCGGTAACAGTTCCTGTGATTGTGTCGGTCGTGTTTGTGTTGGCAAACTGTGAAATTGGACTCGCCGTACCAATACCCACCCGATTGTTCGCCGAATCCACCTTCAGGGTCGAGGTATCCACCGTCAGATCGCCGGTGATGGTGGCGCTAGCGAGGGTGGCGGTGCCGCCGGCCCCGAGGATTTGGTTGGAGGTGATCTTCTTCGTGGTGCCGGACGCCGCCATCGACGTATCGGAGACATCCACAATCGGCAGAACGTCTGCCGCGGGATCGACGGTGGTGATGGCCGCCAAGGCCGTGATTTTCGTGTCTGCCATATGCTAGTTTGCTTGGATGATGAGTTTGCCTGTGTCCTCTTGGAGCAGGAAGTCCCCGTTCTCCAAGTCTAAAGAGTCGAATGTGCCGAAGGTGATGACGATCTTGTCGGTGCCGTTTTCCAGCAGGATGAAGTCCTCGTTCTCCTGGAGAAGGTCGCGCCGCAGGATGGGATAGTCCGCGCCTCCGCCGCCGCCAGCGAACCGCTGGACGTCAACGCCGAGGCCTAGTCCCAATCTCATCGGCGCATCAAGTCCACTTGCGGTTGTAGGCCACCAGGCCGCCGCTGCTGAGAGCGAGCGAGGTGAACACACCAGAGATCGAATCTCCGGCCTGTATGGTCACGCCAGAGCCCAAGCCGGTGATGTTGGACGTGCAGCCCGACAGGATCGACGTCGAGACGGCATGGATCTCCATCCAGTTGCCGCTCACCGTGCCGTCGGCCGCGGTGATGTACTTTCCGCCGAACTCGCCGGCGAGCTGACGATTAGAGCCAACATTCATAGGGTGAACTTCTGACTGCTCCTCTTTGTGCCACCTTGCCAACCGACCTGCAAGCGTGTACCCCCGCATTTAACCCTGACCTCAGGGTTGTCGCGCTCGATCTCGCGCAGGAACTGCGAGTCCTTCCAGCAGTCGTAGCCATACTTGGTGCCCCAGGCGTGGTACAGCGTAGGGTCGATGCGCATCCGCAAACGGCCGATGCCGTCCACACTGCGCAGGTCGGTCTGCGAGTCCTTGGCAATCCGCTTCTGCTGGATGCCGGCTTGCACCCAGTCCTTCTGGATACCTTTTTCGAACTCCTTGATGACCGCACGGCGCAGATCTCCGGGAAGATCGTCCAGAGCGTTTGCAATGACTGAGGAAGCGTTCTGATTCATGTGCAGAGAAAAGGGGAGGCTGCCGGGTTTGTCCAGCAACCTCCCCGTGTTTGGGTGGTTTAGGCTCCGTTGAAGAAACCAAAGCCGCTCGGGTTCTTCACCACAAGACCGGCAATGGCCTCGACGAGGCGGGCAGGGCCACCACCAGCGTCAGGCAGAGCCTTGACCTGCGGCAGCTTGGCGTAGCGCACCTCGACCATGTCCATGGGGATGACATAGCCCTTGGTGGCCTGAGCGGACAGAGCAGTGCCGTTCTTGCCGCCGATGAAGGTCGTCGGGTGCAAAATCAGGCGGCCGAAGTCGCCTTCGAACAGATCGATGGACGACTTGAACGTGTCGCTCGACAGATCCTGATTGAACGTGCGCACCGAAGTGGCGGCGATGGAGTTGGAATTGACAACCTGAGTCGTGCCAGAGGCAGTCAGATTGGTGAACGCACGCTTCAGCGTGGTGCCAACGATACAATCGTAGTCGCGAAAGGTGCCGGTGTTGCCGTAGATGGCAGTCAGCACGTTCTGGGCGGTAGCCTCGGTGAACGAAGCGGCAGCCGTAGTGTCAACAGCGCCAGAGGCAGGCAGGAACGGCGAGCCAGAAGCGCAGGCGCCGATGTTGGAGCTGTTGGTGCTGTTCAACCAGTTGCCAAGCGAGCCGGTCAGATACGGATTGGAAGTGCTGACCTCAGTCTGCGCAGCCTGATTGGTGCACATAAAGGTCGCTTCCATATCCCGTTTAATCAAAACGAGGGTCTTAGCAATGCCGTTGGCAAGCTCATCCGTCACACCAGCGACGTTCTGGGTCTCAGCGATAAAGCCGATACGCAGGTCGCGGCGGAACACCTGACCGTAGTTGTTCAGGCGGGTCCGGTTCTGCACCGGATTGGCCGCGCTGGAAACAGTCACGTCAGCACCGTCGACAACACCCTGCAACTGAGGGTCACCGTAGTTGTCGACTTGCCACGAGAACTGCATATTCCCGAGATCCTTGCCCTTGGGGGCCATGGACACGAACGGAGTCGACTTGGCGTCGACGATGGCGATGTAGTCCGCCAGATCCTCACGGATCGCGGAGGTGGAGGCCAACGGCACAGTGCCGGCCTGATTTTCTTGGAGCAGGGGCATAACTTAGAGCATCCTTTTCAATACTTGAGCCAATTCACTTTGACTCCCGGTCTTCGAAAACTTCGACTTCGCCTGCTGCAGGCCAACCGCTGCTGCATCCTTTTTCACGGGAGCAATAGTGGGTTTGCCAGGCTGGCTGGGCGCCTTCACGATGGGCTTCACCGCGGGTTTCCCCTTCGATGCCTCCAACCGCAACTTGCGCCCGGCGATGAAGTCGCCGATCAGCACCTGATACTCGGGCAGGTGCGATAGCTGCGGCAACTGCCGCAACACCGTCTGCGCCTCCGTATACTCGGTGCTGGCACGGTCCTTCCACCAAGGATAGAGCTGCTCCGCAATCGGCTTGATCTGCTTGTAGTTCTGCAGGAAGCGAGCGCGGTTGGGGATGTGCAAGTCCAACGCATCTTCGACGCGCCGTTTGATCGACTTGATGTCCTCCGCACTGTACTCCTTGCCGTCCACTTCGCAGCCGTCCGAATTGTCCTCGCACCACCGCTTCAGATTCCGGGCCTTGGTCCACTCGTCATTGAGCTTCCCATCGTCCCATACATCCGCGAACGGATCCTGCGCACTCGAAACAGCAGGCACAGGCCTCTCGGTCTGCACTTGCTCCAGCTTGGTCTTCGCCTCGTTCAGCTCCCGCTCCAACGCCTCGGCCTTCTCCAGCGCCTCTTTCTTCTGGCGCGTGAGCTTGTCGATACGCTTGCGGAAGCCCAACGACTCGTCGTTGTCTTCGGATTCCGAAAGAACTTCATCAGGCGGCTCGGTTGCCTGACTCTCCGTTTCTTCAGCGGTCGGTTCCGCCGCCTGCTCCTCGTCCGCACTCACGGCCGTAGGCTCAGGCTCCGACTGTTCGACGCTCTGCTGCTTTTCCTCCTCCCCGCTGAATCTTGACTTCAGCAGCTTCGCCAACGCCGATTCGTCGAACTGCATCGGGTTGATTGGGGGCTGTGCCGTGTTTTGGGCAGGTTTCGCTTCCTGTGTCGTATTCTGGATGTCCATGCTGTTTTGACCCTGCAAGCCGGGTATCGTTCGCCATGGTGATTGAAGGCTCACCAAGAAGCCGTTGAACTAGTGAGATACTAAGATCGACCGGAAGTCAAATCTTTCTCACTTCTGAGCGAGCTAATTAGCAGGCTCAAATCTTGAATAGCCGCGGCACGGCCGCAGTTGTAGGCCCGATCCTCGGCCGACAGGTTGGGCACGATGGCCGAGCGCGTCTCGTCCTCGGCACTGTCGGCGATGATCTGCAGGAAGGCCGCGAGCACCGGATGCTCGTCGGAGACCGAGAGGGCCTCGGCCAGTTGTTCTTGGTTGAGTTTCATTGCACGCCAAGGCGGCCTGTGACCGCATTCTGCTGTTGCTGCACGCTAAACTGCAGATTCTCGATGTACTTCTGCAGGTTGGCCTGAAAGAGCTGATCCTGCTGCAGTTGGGCCTGGTACTTCGGATTCGAAGCCAGCACCTGCTGGGCGAACTGCAGCCGCATAGCAGCCGTCGGGTCGTTCTCGCGCAGCATCGGGGGATTGCCAAGGCTGATCAGCGCAATCTCGTCGTTGGTCTCGCCGAACATCTTCTGCGCGGCCGGTCCCTGCTGCATCACGAGCTCGGAAGCGAGGTTGGGGTCGATGCTGCGGAGCGCCACCGAGATCAGCTTGGCCCGGTCGATCACGCCGGCAGTGTCGAGAGGCAGCACCAGGGTGCTGATGGCCTTGAGCTTCTCCGTCACCAAGTCGGTCGACAGCTCGCGGATGTCGAACTTCAGCATCACATCGAAGTCCTGCACGTTCTCGGGCAATTGCGTGGTGGAAGCCGTGATGCGCATGATCTCAGCGGGGCCGACGTACTGCAGCGTGAGCGATAGGACTTGGCGGAAGGCCTCGGTCCACCCGTGCAGCCAGTTGTTGATCAGGCGCTGCTGACGCATCTGGGTGACCGCAGGCGGCACCTTCTCGGTCGGGCG